GGATAAGTGGGAGTTTGTGGATTACAAGTGGCCTAGCATTAGCTGGGTAGCTGGTTCAAGTGGCGTAGCTGGCGCATTATGGGCAAAGCACGGCATGGGATTTGATGAGGTAATAATGGCTGGTGCGCCGTTAAGCATAGACAGTTTGGTGTATTCGGATAAATATACGAGTAAACCAACAAAGGATGGTGGGCAGTTTGCTGAGTGGAATCAAATAGAGCATTGGGCTGAAATACTTAGAGGCCACAAAACAAGGGGATTAACAAAGGGCATTTACTCTGTAAGCGGTGAAACAAATAAGATATTAGGGATGCCATGCTAAACGTGGTTTGTGTGTTGAAGGCTGGGCGGTTTGACCAGGCAATATACAAAGATGGATATACGCCAGACGATGTATTGCGGTTACGCAATATGGTGGCAAATAACCTGACAATTCCCCATCGTTTTATTTGTTTTTCTGATGTTGATGTACCGTGCGAGCGTATTCCTTTAAAGAATAACTGGCCGGGCTGGTGGTCAAAGATTGAGATATTCTCAGAGGTATTTGACGACACCGTTTTATACATTGATTTAGATACGGTAATAGCTGGTGATATTTCACATTTTGCTAGTTATAACCATAGGTTTACGATGCTTAGGGATTTTGGAAGCTGGAACGTACCAAACAGCGGCCTAATGGCTTGGCGTGGAGATTATTCATTTTTATATAATACCTTTACCAAAGGGGTTGATAAGTATATGATTGAATACAACAAAGCGCCACGATTAGGAGACCAGTCGTTTATCTCTGAACGTCAAGCACCGTATGATTTTTGGCAAGAGGTTTTTCCAAACCAAGTGTTTTCTTATAAGAAACACATTATGGGAAAACCAAGGCCGGAAGATGCAAGGGTTGTTTGTTTCCACGGTGAGCCTAAAGGAGCTGGCTCTGGTGGGTGGGTAAAAGATATTTGGAGCAAGTCAAATGGCAGCTGGTGATACCGCACTATCAATATGTTCTGACGCATTATTGATGCTGGGCGCAAAGCCCATATCGTCTTTTGACGAAGGCACAGATGAGGCGTCTGTTGCCAACCGTTTATACCCAGACATCAAGGATCAGGCCATACTTATGTATCCCTGGTCTTTTAGCTATAAAAAGACTTCTATAGCGCGTTTAATCTCTACGCCTATCAATGAGTACCGTTATGAGTATCAGCTCCCAGGAGACCGTTTAACGAGTCCTAGAGCTGTTTATGATACTAACGCTACCAATATCCCTCCGCGCAAAGAATACCGCATTATTGGCGACAAGTTGCTAGCGGATTACGAGCAGGTCTATATTGACTATCAGTATTCTGTGCCTGAGTTTGAGATGCCTAGCTATTTCGTGCAGCTCCTCAAGTACATGATGACTTGGCACCTCGCTTTGCCTATTACCGACCAAACAGACAAAAGCCAGTACTGGCAATCTGTAGCTACAGGCTCTCCAGCAGAGAATGGCCGCGGTGGCTATCTGCGTCAAGCCATGAATATTGATGGCGCTGGCAATCCTACTAACGCTATAAATGACTTCTCACTTATTAACGTGAGGTATTAATGAGTCGCTTTGTAAGCATACAAACGAACTTCTCTACGGGTGAGCTTGATCCATTGCTCCGCGCCCGTGTAGATTTAACTGCATACTCAAACGCATTAGAGAAGGCTACCAATGTAGTCTGCCAGCCACAAGGCGGTATTCGCCGTAGGCCTGGTTCTCGTTACATTACAGCTCTAGCTAACTCTGGGGCTGATTCTGCTGCTAACGGTGTGCGCTTAGTTGAGTTTGAGTTCTCTACATCTGACAGCTATATGCTGTGCTTTACCCATAATCGGATGTACATATTTAAGAATAGAGTTTTAATTACCAATATTAATGGCACAGGCAATCCATACCTAAGCACATCTGGAGTTGGCCTTACTGGTGCCACCCTAAACAATATCGTGTGGACTCAATCTGCTGATACGTTGATTGTGGTACACCCAGACGTTGCGCCTATAAGCATTGTTCGTGGAGCTAGTGATTCTCTTTGGACGGCTGGCGCAATTACGTTTGACTCTATTCCTAAATACGCATTTACGGTATCAGTTACTAACCCAGCTGGGACGCTAACACCATCCGCTGTATCAGGCAAGGTTACTTTGACCGCATCATCCGCTGTGTTTACTTCCGGCGCTGTAGGGCAATATGTTAATGCCCAGCCACAAGGTAGAGCAAAGATTGTACGGTTTAACTCAACTACATCTGTAGACGCAATTACAGAGTTTCCGTTTTTTAATACCTCTGCTATCGCGAATGGACAATGGGACTATGAATCTGGGTACGAAGCTGTATGGTCTAGCACAAAAGGTTGGCCTCGCTCTGTTACTTTCCACGAAGGTCGTCTGTACTTTGGTGGCTCTAAGTCTCGCCCTAGTACTATATGGGGTTCTAAGGTTGGCCTCTTCTTTGATTTTGAGGCTACTGAAGGTTTAGATGATGACGCGGTTGAGGCAACGCTAGACACCAATACATTTAACGCGATTGTAGATATTATCTCTGGTCGCGACTTGCAGGTGTTTACTACTGGCGGTGAGTTCTATGTACCGCAAAGTGGATTAGATCCAATCACGCCTACCAACTTCTTTGTTAAGACTGCTAGCCGTAATGGCACGCAGCAAGGCGTACGGGTGCAGCAGCTAGAGTCAGGCACTCTTTTTATTCAGCGCCAGGGTAAATCGCTTAATGAGTTTGCGTATACGGATACTCAAGCTACCTACGTTACTCAGAAAATCTCATTGCTTGCTGGCCATCTGCTAAAGGGGCCAAGTCGCTTGGCTTTACGTAGGTCTGTAGCTACAGATGAGAATGACTTGCTTTTGATGACCAACTCTAACGATGGCACGATGGCTGTATTTTCTCTGCTGCGCGCACAGAACGTCATTGCTCCATCTGAGTTCATTACGGTAGATGGTTCATACATCGATGTCAGCGTGGATATATCTACGATATATACTGTTGTGCGCCGCAATGTAAACGGAGCCAATCAGTTTTATGTAGAGGTCTTTGATAATGACTTGTTTACAGACTCCGCTAAATCAGGCACAGGCGTAGTAAGCACAGTAACGATGTCGCACCTAGCAACGGAAACTGTCAATATTCTTGAGGATGGCGCAGTACAGGCTAACCAGACTGTGCCTGCTGGCGGTACCGTAACGCTGCCTAGAGCTACGGCAGCATCCTACGAGATAGGTTTGCCTATTGCTGTTGAGGCTCGCACGATGCCAGTCGATTTGAAGCTGCAAACAGGCACACGCCTTGGCTTTAAAAAGCGCATTGTGGAGGTCAACGCCATTGTTGCAAATACGCAACACATGAAGATTAACGGTACTCAGATTCCGTTCCGCGCTTTCGGTGATATTTTGGATGAGCCAGTCGCAGAATATACGGGGACTAAAACCTTACATGGAATTTTAGGTTACTCGCAAGAGGCTAAAATTACGATATCTCAGGACATACCTTTAAAGATGACTTTATTAGGTATGGAGTACAAAGTAGCCACACATCAGGGGACATAGCATGACAGCAGTTGCGATAGCGTTAGCTGTAGTATCGGCCTACGGCTCTATTAAAGAAGGCCAAGACAAGAAAAAATACTATGACCAGCAGGCGGCCATGACTCGCATTGAGACTGAGCGCGCAGCAATTAAGTATGAGTTTCAAGCTAATCAAATATTGCAGCGTACCAATTCAGCCAATGCAGCTGTAATTGCCCGTGGCTTTGCTGGCGGCGTAAATGCTTTTGAAGGATCCGCTGGTTTAATTCAAGCAGTAAACAATACCCGCGGCGGCAAGGAGTTTGCATTTGCTTTGTCAGGCGCAGAAGGCCAGCGCCGCAATGGGTTGATCCAGGCTAGTCTGTATGAGGATGCTGGAGCTACAGCGTTGCGAACAGGTTACTTTAATGCCGCTGGCAAACTCGGTGGTGCTGCCGCAAGCGCAAGCTCAGTAGGTAGCGCTCCATCCACACCCGCTCCAGTTACAGACAGAAGCACTCCTTACTCTGCGATGTAAAGGTTAAATATGGCAACTCT